CCATAATCGCTTGCAATGACTCTTCAAGCGTTAGTTTCACATTCGCTATCTTGCGCTTGATTCTGCTATCATTACTCAAGCCAGATACAAGCTTTGCAAGATATGACAATGGAAATGGCGGATCATACCAATCTGTAATATAGATGTGGTATACCTCCGCCATGTCACATGTTAGTTCATCCTCGCCCACATGAAGCATATAAGCGAGGCTCAAGAGTTTTTTGCGTTCAGACCTTCAAACATGTCAGATATTTCTGTTATGAGGTCCTTTGTCTGGCACACCCCTTTATGCTTTACAGCCACCTCATTCATAAACACAAGGACGTTATCTTCAGAGCCAAATATAAGCGTCAACAAGTCCATGATGTTCTTGCTCGCTTCCATGGGATCAGCCGTGTTCTGTGCCCTTGTAAGCAAGAATAATAATCTTGCATCATCCTTGATCCGGGAATCTAACTGATACTTAATACCGCTTTTAGTTGTGCCTTTTACAATCATACTCTACACCCTTCTAATATTGCCTTATTCTGCTTCAAGATACTCAACATGAGTCTTGCCTGTTGAATCAGGATAAGCAGATACTGTGATTCCGTATGCAACTGCATCTGAATCGTTGTATGTGATAGTTTCCCTTGCCGTAACAGCGCCATCAGGAATAACAATTCTCTTTGATCTTCCACCACGCATTGCAAGTTCAAATACCCATATCTTCTCCTGCGGATCCTCTGCAACGATGTTGATGGTAACATTGCCATTTGCATCAACTGTTACATTGGCATCTCCGTATACGTTCTTGAGTACATCCACGTTCTCTGACTCTATGAGTGAAAGTGAGAATGTGTCATCAAGTCCATTGAGTGAGCGATATACGATATTACCGCCCCAAGCCTTGATCTCTGATACATCAAGCTCGTTGTTGTTCTCCAAGCCATCCTCTGACACATACCCAAGGCAAACAAAAGCGGCATCAAGTGCCGTTGTTGCATCTGTGGGGAGTGTAGTAGAAAGAGGAGCAACATAAACTGCACCGCTTATGTTCGGCTTACCTGTGCTTACGTTAGTAGCTGTATTAGCCATGCTTTTACCTCCTTAATAATGAGTAACTAAAAATACCGCCTGAAAGCGGTACTCTTTTGTTGTTGGATCTGTGAAGTTATAGTCAGAATTGAGTAATACACCTGATACTGAATCCAGTGTGACCAAATCAGCCATTGCCACCTTGACCGCCTCATTGAGTTGCATTGCATCAAGCAAGGATCCATTCTGCAATGTGTCAGAGATTGCTTGCACCGCAATGGTTGATGTGGTGATTCTGTTCTCCGTGCTTGTGCCTGTTTTCTCAACAAGTATGTACTTCGGTGGTATATTCTCTGGGCGCTCTGCATAAGCAGGAGCCATGCCTTCAATATTATTCAGATAACTGATTATTGTCGCTTCTATCATCTTTGTATCGCCTTTAATAATGTGTTGTGCTTTAGATTTGAAAAGTACGCATGAGATGTGATTGCCTTAACGAATGTATGCGCTCTTACTTTTCCGGGCCGTGTGTCGGCTGCATAACCATCTCCGGCTCTGCTTGCCACTTCGTCACCGATCTGTTGCATTCCATCCATAAGCTCTTTGCAATTCAGAAGCTCATGCACACCTTGCTTATCCAGTACAAATTCAACATCCCTAGCCATATCGCTCAACCTTGACCTTTTTATTCCAAGATAACGGAATCAGAGCATCAATTCCTGCGGTCGGATACCCTATTGTTTTATACTTCCCACCAAACGGATCTGGGAGAATAACAAAAGTATCTTCCCATTTATGAGTGTCACCCTTTGGGATTGCGAGTGTGTATTCAACCTTTTTGCCGTACAATGACATCGTGTTTGCAATCTCATCATCCGTAGGTTGTCCAACAAGCACGTTATCAATCTTGACTTCGGTTTCACTATAAATGGGATGATTAAGGGCATCTGTGCCTGTCTGTGTCTTTTCAATGAGAGTTATCGTTATTCCGTGCATACCAATTCCTCTATCGGTGAATATGATCCTATCTTGTTGCCATAACCAAGTACCTGTTTATCTAACTTCGATAAGTACAACTCACCTACTGATGCGCCTGCTCCCATAGTCCATGATTGCGAATATCCCAATGCAGACATAGAGCCTTGTGTAGCACCTAACGGCACTCCTGCATCTGTTGAGCCATCACCCAATGCCCTGATGACCATACGGCATGACACAACCTTCTTCGCATCTGCTGTCGCATTTGCATTGAATGTATCAATTATCACACCTGCATCATCCAGTAATGTGGTTGCAAGGCTCTCTTCAGTTTCGCTTAATGTTCGGCTCATTCTTGCCTCAACATCTTCCAATGTCGCATAACTCATGACTATTACCTCTTTTTTGCTCTATTAACAGGCTTTTTCTTCGGCTTCGGTACTTCCTTGGCTATCTCTTCGACAACCTCTTCCTTGGCCTTTTCTACCACTTCCTTGACCTTCGGAGCGGAGGGTGTAGCGGCAAGTTTGTGACCTGCCGCCTTATATTCCTCAACTCGCTCTTCTATTACCCAGAAATTAGTGCCTGTTCGCCTGTCAATCATCTTGACTCTTGCCATTATCAAGCCTCTGTAAGTGCGCCAAATACGCTTGTATCTGCACGGAAGCCGATCTCGATCTCTGCTCTTACAGCAAACATGTTCTGCTGGAACAGATTAATTACATTGCCTGAACCAAGATCAAGTGTTGCATCTGAAGAGTAGTCAATCTTAACACCCTCAACAATGCCGTACATAGCCTGTGACCAATCACCTGCAAATCCGACAACATTGGGAGTACCTGCAACATATGCGCCCTTGCTGATCTCTGTTCTTGCACCGAGTACCATGGGTATTGCACCTTCTGCCACGCTGTTGATGAACAGAGGACGCTTGCTCTGGTCAGTAGCACCAAGAAGAATGCCCTTACCCTGAGGAGCAAGTACGATACCATTAAGGATACCGCCCTGTGTAGCGATTCCAGTATCTGCTGCAACAAGTCCTGCATAAGCATCTGTTTCGATGTCATAAGCGGTTACGCTTGCGAAAGTATCGAAATCAGAGCCGGGAGCCTGTGTGCCACCGAATACTGTGTTATCAAACTTCTGTCCGAGTGCACCGGGAAGCCTCTCGATGAGTGCATCATAGAGTGCTGCTACATCCCTTCTAAACTCGTTAGAGAAGGGAACAATAACTGCGAGCTTGTAAGCACGCATAACCTTGGTTTCAAGGCCGGGATTGCTAACAGGCTTTGCAGCCGTTTCACCAACCCAAGAAGCGGTCGGATCTGATGTAATCACATTGATTGCAGCGCCTCTTCCGGGAAGTGCTATCTGTCTTGCTAACTTCATGATTGCTGATCCCTGCTGTGTTTTCTGAAGTATCTCTCTTGATACGTCAACAGGGAGATCGATTGATGTTCTGTTGGTGGGTGTTCCTACTAATGCCATAATTCATTTCCTCCTAGTTATTGAATGCTTTGTTTGCCCAATCAGCAAACTGTGTTCGTGTATCTGCGCTTGAAGCCTTTGATACCTCACCACCATCCTTAACCTCTGGATACTTCGGATTCGCAAAAGCCTTGATTGCTTCTGCCTGTGCTTTACACTCTTCCTCTGAATCTGCGGTCAATAGGTTGGTTGGTATTCCTGTTTCCTGCGCTACCTTGCTTCTCATTGCTGATACCTCATTGGCTTTCTTCAATGCTGCAAGTTCTGACTCTAATGAAGCCGCTCTGTCATTGGCTTTCTGAAGTTCTGACTTGTTGGCCTCTTCGAGCTTGTCAAACTGCTCCGCTTTTGCCTTGAGTTCATCAAGATTGATACCTTCGTACTTCTCTCGTTCTCTGGCTAACCTCTCACCCAAGATTGCGTTTACCTCTTCCTGTGTGAATGTCTTAACTGCGGTATCGTTTGTTTTGTTTTCGTCCATCTGTTTAACCTCCAATGTGTGAGTTATACCGTGATAAGGTCACGTTGCCTTTTGTGTATTAAAAAAGCACCCTGTTGGATGCTTAATTAAACTTTATTTACGCTTAAAATATTTATTTATGATCTCAAGCACTTTTTGCGCATATGGCAATCCTTCTTCTCTCAATCCCGTTTTCCATGCAATCTCTTCGCCTAACTCGTTTAATTTAGCCAACGCAAACGCTTCAGCCATAAATTCATCAATATCCTTGCCTGCGTAGACGCTTATCTTTTTCCTTGCGTCTTTTGCGACATCTTGATTGTATTCTCTTCGGATTTTAGCGATGTCCTTCCAGAATGCCTGATTTTCACTTAATCCTAG